AATTTATTTATTAGTTGTTATCTGATTCATCAATACCTGATACATCACAAAGAACAGCCCAAACACGAACTTTACCCGCACTTGAATCTGCTCCAGCTGTTAATATATCTAGAGTATCTGCACTAGCAACTACAACTCTCGCTGTAGCCGTAAGTGTTGCATAACCAGTAGCATTAGTGTCGCCATCAACATATCTGTCAACGTCTCCACCAGTGATACCTAAGTCCATAGTCGCAGAACTAGATAATGCTGTGATTACCTCGATTCCAGCTTCCATGATTAAAGTTTCTGCAGGAATATCCAGAGCGTTGATTACGTCTCCGTTTGATGTTCCTGAGCTACTATTAATTGCTGATACATCAATTGTATTCTCAACTAAGTAAGGTGTTCTACCATTAGACGGATGTCCAGTAGTACCACCAGCACCTGTTCTATCATAAGTTGCCATAGTTTTCTATAATCCTCCTAATTAACCTATTGTTATAACACCAGAGTAAGCTGCTGTTGTTCTTAGAACTTTTCTTCCAAAAACGTGTAAGCCTCTCACGATGTCTGAGAATGAATCAGGGTCTCTGATAAGTTCCGTTTTCGCAATATGGTTTGCCGTAGCAACTGCACCTTGGTGCCCATAAAGGAATGCGTACTCATTAGATCCTGCTGATCCAAATGTGTGTGATGATGCTGCTCCACTTGAAACCGCAATTGCGTTAGTAGAGTAAAGTCTAAACCCAAATAAAGGTTTGTCTGTTACCATACCGTTTCTCATAGATGATGCTCCACCATCTGCCATTACTGATTGGTCCATAATTTTTGCACCTGCTTTTCTCAATTGCTTGTAGAAAGCTGGTGGTGCAACGAACCATCTGTTTTCTTCTGGTACGTCATTACCGTCAAGAACTGTTTTAGCAGCTGATATAATATTTGCTAATGTATCATCTGCAGCATCTCCATCAATTGGTGAACCATCTGTTCCTGTGTTCCCTGCTGATGTTGACGCATTGTCATAAATGTATTTTAATACATTGTAGTCGTAGTTCTTTTTCAGTGAATAAGCACCTGAAGAAGTTGCAAGAGCCTCCCAGTTTACGTGTGATTGTCTTTCTTCGATGTCATCTACTTTAAACGCAAAGTAAGAACCTTGGTCGACAGTAAGTTGTAACTTATCATCTGCCAAAGTTTGTGTGTTTACAGTTTGACCTCGAGCATAGTCGCTCACAGTAATTGAGGGTTCTTTCACGATATTTACCGTGTCGCCAAAATTTTCAATTTCCCCAGCGTAATCAGTGTTAGTAATATCTTCAACAACTGATGCACGTCTGAAAAATTTTTGAACCTTTTGACTATATACTGCTGGTACCCAATTACCTGATGGTAAATTTTGGTAGCCAGAAGCAAGTCCCATTGTAGCCATGTGTTAGCCTCCAATTATTATTATTATTAAGGTTGGATTCTACCTTCTCTTACAGCTTTATCGATTTCTTCTTCGTACTTCGCATACTCATTAACTGTCATCTTAGAAATTTCAGCATTAGACCAAACTTTTTTCTTTGGTAATTCTGATTCAGTTGCTTTAGCAGTTTTTGTTATAGCTTTAGCTGCTTCTTTTTTAACAGCGGTTTCCTGTTTCTTAGAGAGCTTACTAATTCCTTTATCCATTTTATACAAATCAATAGCTCTTCCAGCTAATGATGCATTGGATGTATTTTCATACAGCCAACCCTGTATAACAGGATCTTGTTTAGTAGCCCAATCATGAAATTCGTCTTTTGAACGAATATCTTTATAATCAGGATGTGCTTTTAACAATTCTACTTCTGCTTTTTCCCTATTAATCTGTTCCTGTTGTACTTGAAGATTTTGATACTTAGTCTCCATCTCTTTTGCACGACTATCTGCTTTGTTCATAGCAATGGTTTCAACCATTTCATAAACATCAGGGTATTCCTTTCTCCAAGATTCTAATTCTTCTTTGGATTTAGGTGGAACAAACTCTTTCGTTGATTGCTCAAGTTGAGTTCTTAAAGTCCGAACTTCATCTTTATGCTTTCCGAGTGTAGAATCATAGTGTCTCTTCAAATCGTCATAACGTTTCTTAAAGACACGTTCTTCGGCATTTTCAGGGCGTTCAGTTGAAGGAGTAGCCTTACCATCGGAGATTGCAATTTCTTCTGATGCTTTAGTGTCCTCTTGAACGGTTGCTGTTTCTGCTTTTTCTTTCTGTTCCCTATTAAACTTCGCTAAGTCACCTCTAGCAAACGCTTCAGTTTCAGCATCGTCTGTTTCTTCACGAGTTTTACTATAAAGTTTTACTTTTGGTTTCTTAAAAAGTTTAGGTTTTTCAGTTTTAGTTTCTTTTGTTTCCTCAGAAACTTCAACTGCTTTGTTTTCTTCGTTTTCCATTATTTTTATCCTCTTAGGTTGAGTGCCTTATGGATAAGGGTAGCTCACTTCCATATTTTGTGGGCTGATATTAAACTAGACCTTGGTCTATTGCATCTGTTTCAGAAGTATCTGGCTGTTGAGCCAACATTCCTTCATTAATAGATGCTTGTCCACTATCAGGTGGCACATTTGTTGTATTATCTGGTTG